ATTTTATTCGTTCCACCATTCCTGTGTATCATGCTTTTATGAAACGGTGCTTTTATACTGCAAAGGGCAATTCTTCTGGAAATCCCCTTACTGCACTCTATAATTCATTTGTAAACTGGATCTTGCACCGATGCGCTTGGCGTGTTCTTGGTTTATCCGATAAAGAGTGGAAAGAAGATGTTGCTTCTGCTTTTTATGGTGATGATTCAGTTGTTGTTGTTCGTGGACATCCTGAATTCAATATGACTTTCATGTCTGAATTTGGTCTTGAGATTGGAATGCACTATACTTCTTTTGATAAGAGTGCTCAATGTAGTTCTTACGTTGATATCCATTCCGTTGAGTATCTTAAACGTGGATTTCGTGTTGTTGATGGATATGTTTTTGCCCCCCTTAGATGGGCTTCTATCATGGAGACTCCTATGTGGATCGATTCAGGGTCCTCTAATCCTATTGAGGATATGTCAAATTTCTTCCGTAGTGTTTTGTTGGAGTTACGCCACTATCCGCGAGAAGAGTATGTGAAATATCATGCTATCGCTGATCGGTGGGCTCGCCATGTTGGAGCTCGAGTTGTTTTTGATACGTACAAGATGGCCCTTGAGAAGCTCACTCTTCCTGGGGTCTTTGCTAAGTCTTAGATTTCTATGGGCTTGATATCCCTACCCAAGATATCCTGTTCCGTGTGCAGGTTTGTTTACAAACATCACATGGGGGCCATGGTGCTAACCTCGGATATAAAGGCATCACCGGTGTATGACTCAGAGTTGTCCACACCACGCCGTAACCTCGGAGTCTGGCAAGAAGTCCGAGTCTAGGCTAAATTTTGTTGCTGCAGATATTCAAACTAAAACTGATACTCAGACCGTTGAGCAGACTCTTCAGAATGACATACAGCCCATGGTTATGTCGACCATTTCGACTAGTCTTGCTGATACTGGTACTGCTCTTCTTTCACAACCTATTCCTTCAATGACACTTCAAGTTAAACCTCTTCCTGATCAAACACCAACTAAGATGCTTGAACGTGTCCTACAAGTTGGGGGTTTTACTTGGAATGTTGGAACGGCCATTACCCTTGGCGTTCCTCTTTACACTCTTGATATCTATACTCTCCTTTCT